AGCATTATCATTGAACTGTGCCAAAACTTGCGAACCTTGGTCACGCAATTCAATTGTTCCTGCACCCGCTGAACGCAAAACCAGTGTGCCTGAGTTGCTATCAATCACATTCTCAGTACCGTTATGATAAATCTCCAAGTCATCACCGTCACCTAAACGGATTTTATCATTATCGCCTAAGTCAACAGTCTGTACAGTAGCACTGTCTAAAGTAATGTGAGTTCCTTTGACGGTTAAGTTACCATCAAACTCAGCATCACCTGTTACAGTCAGTTCATCTGCTGTATTAAATCGTGTCAGTCCTGCGCCAATATAGCCCATAGATTATTCCTTACGTGATTTCAAGAATGGACAAAGCAACGTCTGCGCTAGATGCGACATTAGACGTAACTTTAAGTACATCACTTGCATTCATAACAACCTTCTGCTCACCGCCTACAACAATAATACTACTACCTACAGGTACAGGTGCAGCTTTAATCAAATAGATATTGTCACCATCATTATTCTCAAGCTGCACATCAATTGTAATCTGTGCAGTATGAATATTGGCGATGGACATACCGATGATTGTTGTTTCGGTAGCAGAAGCACCAGTGTGTACAGTAGCTGGGCTAGTGCCTACACCTGTGTCTGTTATTAATTTAAATGAGTTAGCCATTTATTTCTCCAATTATGTATAATTATATCACAATTATACTAGTTTGTCAAGCATTATCCTAATGCGATTGCTAAAGCCACCGCTGCATTATCTGCTGCTGTTGCTGCAAAGGCTGTTGTAGCAATGGTTGTATCACTTGTACCTGCAGCTTGAGTAGTGCCTGTAACTGCGCTTGACAATACGCCGCCGTTAATAGTGGGGCTAGTCAGGGTTTTATTTGTAAGTGTTTGTGTGCCTGTAAGCGTGGTTACTGTGCTATCAATAGTGATTTCATCAGCATTGGCAGTAATACCTGTACCGCCAATTACATTAAGTGTAACATCACCTGATGTACCACCACCTGTCATACCTGTACCAGCAACTACAGAGGTAATGTCACCGACAGGTATAGTAGCTACTTGGGTATCTACGTATGCCTTAATTGATTGTTGGGTAGCAAGATGACTGGCACTGTCTGATGCCATATTGTCTTCATCTTTAATAGAAGTTCCACTTATTGTACCGTTTAGTACAGCACTTGTCAAGGTTTTATTTGTAAATGTTTGTGTGTCAGCTAGTGTAGCTACAGTGCTATCAATTGCAAAGCTTATTGTTTGAGCAGAACCTGTAGTGTCAATGCCTGTCCCACCCGTAAATGTTAAGGATTGGCTATCTAAGTCAACATTCTGCGCACCGCCGCTATCACCAGAAAAGTCTAAGTCTTGCGCAGTAACTTGTGCATCTACGTAAGCTTTAATAGATTGCTGAGATGCCACTTTAGTAGCACTGTTAGATACCATGTTGTCTTCGTCAAGAAATGCCGTACCGCTGATGCCGGTATTTAATATGGCATTTGTAATTGTTGGAGTAGTAAGTACAGGTGTCGTTAAAGTTTTATTTGTAAAAGTTTGCGTACCTGCTAGTGTGGCTACAGTATTGTCAATAGCCACAGTAAGTGTTTGCGCAGACCCTGTAGTATCAATACCAGTACCACCTGTAAACGTCATTGACTGACTGTCTAAATCTATACTCTGTGCGCCACCTGTATCACCTTGATAATCAAAGTCCTGTGCAGTTACTTGTGCGTCTACATAAGCTTTAATAGACTGTTGTGTAGCCAATGCTGTAGCACTGTCTGATACAAGATTATCTTCATCTAAGATGTCTGTAACAGTTGTTGTAGGCATTGCGATACTGTCTAAGTATGCTACACCATCAATATACAAATCTTTCCACTCTGCACTAGAACTACCAATGTCACGAGTATTATCAGCATCTGGAATTAAATCTGCACCAAGGGTACCCGATACGATTACATTGCCAGAAAGAGTCATAGTACCAGCAATGTTAGCATCACCAGCTAAATGTAAATCTTTAAACTTAGCACCTGATGTGCCTAAATCAATATCATTATTAGTTACAGGAACAATAACGCCATCTTGAAAACGTACCTGCTCTACCGTTGAACCTAATCCACCCGCATCAACAAATACACCTACACGATTATTTGTGTTATCTACTACAACTTTATTTAACGGAGTAGTAACGCCGGGGTCTCCAATCAATCCAATGACTGGACCCTCTGCTGCTGTACCGTCATGTTTATGACCAGATGAATTATTAAATGCTGCTAGTACTTGGTCAAATTCATCATTACTGTCAGCAGCATCAATAACGTCACCGTCAGTATATGTAGATTGTCTAGTATATCCTGCCATTACCTTCTTGCTCCTGCAGTAAATTCTAATTGAAACCCTTTAAGGGTATATGCGGAAGATGTATCGTTGTCTACAACTCGCATTGCTATAGCAAATCCACTCCCCTCAATAGGTTGTCTAACTAGAGGGTTAGATTGACCACCATATGTTGCTGTTCCATATACAGATGTACCATACAAGGCAACAATCTGAGAACTGTCAAACGGATATGCAGCAGGTCTTGCTACAGTTGGTGCTTCATAATCATATCTAATAAACAAGTCTGAGTTAATTACACCAGTAGGTGCGTAGTTAATAATAACCCTTTGGAAATTTTTACGTAGTCCAGCATCACCCATTGTCATGTCAGGAGAACGATATCGTCCTATAATAGATGTACCATCAAAAGTATTGCCTTGTTCTTGTCTATACACATAGCCATCAAAGCCGCCGTGTAATACATAAGATTCCCCTTGAACAACTAAGAAATCTGTTGATGCCGGTTGTATTCCCTCTAACTCAGAAAACTCAAAACCTTTATCTTTTAGTACGGCAATAACACCACGGGTTTTTGCAGAAGTAGCTTGTCCAGTATTAGTAAAAAATAATCTGTACTGTGTTTTACCCGGCACTACTACACTATCAAATTGCGATACATCAGGAAAGTTATCAAACAATTCTTGAATAGGTTTAGTAATAGTACCAAGATTAACGTCATTAATTTTTTCAGTTGCAGCTACAGTACGTATACCGTCTTTGCCAAGAAAAAGAATTTCACCTGCTAATTCTTGTATTGTAAATCCGTTAAGGCAACCTACATCCCTAGTAACAGGTTGCATTTGGAAATCAGCAATTGTATTACCTACAAGTCTAAAGATACGCTCTTCACAAAATATAAATAGTTCGTTACGAAAAGGAAACAAACCTGTAATAACACTATCAACTCGTATAGCACCAGCACCGTTTGCAGTACTAAAGTCATCATCTGTAAAAGGTGCAGTAAATACTATTTCTTCTGGATTGGAACTATGTCCCGCAAAAAAGAATGCATTCTTATATCCAATAACAAATTTAGGGTCAGCGGGTGCGCCTGTAGCGTTTAAGTCTGTTACTGTTGTCCCATCATACTTACTTGCGTGATTAGCACCGTCTGCCCAAATAATAGTTTCAGTACCATTTAAATTATATCTAAAATGTGTATACTTACCTGCACCAGTACGACCTGTATCAATAGCTGTCCATGAACCAGTAGTTCCAGCTTTATATACGCTTGTTCCTCGTGCGGCGATTACAGTATTATTACCAGCAAAAAAAGCAGACAGTAATACAGGTTCTGTATCAGCAGTGGTATAAGGAACAACATTAGGGTTCCATTTTAAATACCCATCAATGCGTCTATATCCACCCCGAATATCAGGCTCGTAGTTTAGTAATTCAAGAGCCATTCCCGGAGACATATTAAAAGTTGGCTGGTCAAGAACTAGGCCACCCTCTAAGGGAAAATAATACGGATTAAGGCCAGTTTCATCTGCCATGTTTTGTCACCTTAAAATCCTGCGTTAATGCCATACCCTTGCGAATAAGGTATATAAGTAGACCGTACATAGTCTGCCCTATTCAAAAGCAGTGTTTGCATTTGTTTAATGCCATCTTCAAAACGAGCAAAGTTAATACCATACTGTTGTGCTTCACCTCTGTATTGATAAGAGTAAGCAGTAGCACCATCAACTATAACTTGCCTAAATTGTTCTGGAATAAGGGGAACATCTGTAGCTGCAGCTAGTGCAGTAGGTTTGATAAAATATTCGTACTTTAACTCATACGCTTTATCTGGGTATGGAAATAATCCATAATTATTATCTGGTGTTCTAAATATAAACTTAGGAACACTGCCTACATTAGTGGTAGTTTCTTGATTAATATATTTTTGTGTATATTCTTTGTAGTCAATAATTCGTAATGTATTACCGGCAGCACCTAGTGCGCTATCACGGCTAATACGAAATGTGTCATAGTCAATTGATTGTGTATTAGCAGGTACTGTGTATCTAGTTTGTCCTGCAACTAAAGTTTCTGTTTGTGTTACATGCGTAAAAGGCCAACCAAATTCTCTTTGATTGACATAATTAATGGCATCGTTTACAGCATTTTTACACTGAATTTGAAATCCCCTAGCTGCCGTAAAACTAGCGGCAGTTAAGACAACCTCATTCATACGAGCAATTACTTCGTTAGTGATGTCTAAATAATCATATGCCATTACAAATCCTTAAATAAACAGAGAAGTAAAGGGGCAAGTTGCCCTGCCCCCTTACATTAATCTTTAAGCAACGTCACGTGCTACTTCTTGAGCAGTCAAGTCACCTTCGTCATTGCAATCCATGATTACTGCCCAAATACGCATCTTACCAGTAGTAACTGCGCCACCTGAGAGAGTAACAAGTTTCAAGTCAATGTTGTCATCAGCAACAGCCATCCGTGGAGAATAAGCTGCTGGGTTCTGTGCTACAACACCTGCTGCAGAAGTTCCGTCAAAACCATCAACAAAATCTTCAGGGGCAATCATGCCCAAGTCTACTGTAAGAGTAGCACCGTCAGAGGCAGTATCGACTTCGATACCTGCATTCATCACCATCATGCCTTTTTTAACAGCAATTACTGGAATGACATCGCCAGCGGCAAGTGCGCTACCTTTGTCAGACAATGCTGTTGCAAAGTCAAATGTGGTCTGAACCATGTATGGATTACGCCCACGCTGCGAGTTGCCACGTGCGGCTTGGAGTGTATTATCACCTAGTGCCATAATTCAATCCCCCTTATACTAAACAGTATTTGGCGTTGATAAGAGCCTCTGGACGGAGAATCTTACGACCATACAAATGCATACCACGGACGATATCGGCAAAGCTGTCCGGGTCGCGGTAGGTTTCAGTCTTGTTGATTTGGTCAGCAGTAGCAACCGCTGAAGAATGACCACCAACAATGATACCAAAGTTATTGGCTTGTGTGCCAGACGCTGTAGGTCCAGTACCGCCCTGTGGCAGATTGTTAGAAACATGAACTTTAAAGCCATGCAGGTTATTCAAAATCAAACCATTCTGTAGACCAGCACCACCAAAATCAGAATCAAACAAACGTGAGTCTTCATCTTTTAGTAGTTCAACAAACACTGGGTCAACAACCAACCAACGTCCTTGTGACTCTACGTTTTGCAGGTCAAGTTGACGAGCCATACGTGCAATCACAGTAAGTGGGTTAGTAGTAGCAGCGGCTGTTGGAACAGCTTCTGAAGCGCGAGGCTTTAGAATGATTGTGTTACCAGCAACACCGGCATTAAAGTTAGATGCGTCTAGCTTCATTGAAGCAAGAAGTTCATCATTTCCGGCAGTAGCAACAGCTTTAGTACCATTAACAGTAGTGTTTACTGTGTCTGGACGACCGCTAATTGCAGATTGTTTGTAGCCTGACAGGTAGCCAAGAACATCTTGGTCAAACTGGTCAGCCAAACGGTATGCAGCACGGTTGCTTGAGAGAGACTCAAAGTTAACGTGCGAATGTGCTTCCTCAATGTCGTCAACTTTAAAAGCAAAGTAGTTAGCTTTGTCAACGGTAAGGGTGAAATCCTCATCATCAAGGTCTTGCGGGGTAATTGTTGTACCACGCTCGTATGCTTTGACAGTAATCTCAGGTTCTTTAATGATTTTAACTGAATCACCAAAGTTTGCGATTTCTCCAAAGTAGTCATTATTCGTAATTGCGTCACAAACAGCGGCCTTGCGGAATGCAAGCTGCACCTGTTTGGAGTAAATTACAGGACTAAAATTACCATTCGGTAAGTTGTTATAGCCCGGCGCTCTTGGAAAAGCCATAATCCATCTCCTATTGTTTTGGATTGTTACAGATGCAAACAGTACAATTCTTGGCAGAGGCTGTCTAACGTAGGGTGTACCTTGTATAAAAGTTGCAACTAGTATACTTAGTAGGCCATGTTAATCAGGTAATCTTAAAGATTTTTGTAGTTTGCGGATTGGTATAGTAAGCAAGTAGCTAACCTGCTTACCTTACACATGACTATAGTTATACTTATAAATAACTATTTGTCAACTCTTTTTATCTAGCGGAACCAGATAAATCGTAGATGAACTTACCACTACGAATAGCGTCCATAATTTCATCTGCGTGTTTTTCATACTCATGTGCAGACATTTTGTCTACTTGAGATTCACGTAAGTAATTAGAAGATTCATCTTCCTGCGGTTTATTACGTGTGTTCTTAGTCGTTACAGACTTAGCTGCATCCTTATTAGATTTAGACTTTTTAGCTTGAGCAATGCCCATATCAGCTTTGTACAAATCAATTGCACGTGCAGCAGACTTAGCATCATTATCATTTTCATATAGTGCGTCTTGTACCCACTTAGGTTGTTCTTCTGCCCATTCGTGAAAGCTGTCACTATCTCTAATGTCATCAAAGTCAGGATGCATTTGCATTAATGCTGCTTCTGCTTTTTCTTTAGTAACAGAATTTTGCATTTCATCAATTGCTTTTAATCGTTCTTCTAATGCAGTAGATTGCTCTGCTGCTTTTTTCATAGCAATTGTTTCTACAATAGCTGCTACATCTGGGTAGTCTGCTGCCCACTGTTCAATGTCTTCATCAGACTTGGGTAGCTTCATTTCTTTTTTAGCAGCTTTTTCTAGTTGGCTTTTCATTGCCGCTAGTTCAGCCTTAAACTCTTCAGCTTGCTTCTGTTGGTGTCGGCGTAAGTCAGAGTAACGCTTCTTAAATGTTTTTTCTTCTGCGCTAGTAGGTTCAGCTTCTTCTACTTCCGCTGCTTCACCTGCATGTTCTTTTTTGAGTTGTTCTAGTTCTTCTTCATCACGCTTAGTACGTTCTTCTTGAGTGTA